AATATAAAATTATGATTAAAAAAATAATAGAATTACTAAAATATGCAAATGGAGAAACTGAAAATATTAGGTTTGCTCAAGGTTCAAAAAAACTAACTACAAATTTTAGAGATGTTAAAAACAAATTAAAAAAAGAAATAAAATGGGAACTTCAATCCAAAGAATAAAAGTAGAAGGAGCTGAAGAAGCAAAAAAAGAAATAACTAGCGTACAGGGTGCTTTAGATGCTTTTAATGAAACTACAGACGAGAATAGAGATGCAGTTTCTTTATTAGATAAAGCTACAGGCGGAGCTATTACTTCATTTAAAAGGTTTCAAAAAGGTGTAACTCAAGGTATAGTAGCAGTTAAAGGATTATCAAAAAGTTTTAAAGGAATGAAAACTGCTTTGATAGCCACAGGAATAGGAGCTTTTGTAGTGGCTCTAGGTTTAGTAGTTACATACTGGGACGACATAGTAGATTTTATTACAGGAGCATCTGAAGAACAACAAAAATTAAATGACAAAGCTGATCGTACAGTAGAATTATTAGATCAAAGTTTAGGAATATTAGAGCAACAAATTTCTATAGCAAAATTAAGAGGAGAAAGTGCAAAAGACTTAGTTAAAGAATTACGCAAAGAATTATTGCTTCAACAAGAAATTTTAAATAAAGAAATTGAAAGAAGAACAGAACAATTAGAACAACAAAAACTTGACGATTCTAAATTAACCTTTATGGAAAATTTAAACGTTGGTTTTAATATGGTTTTTAATACTCAAAAAGGAATTAACAATTTAATAAAATTTCAAAATGATGAAAGTGAAGAACAAAAGAAAAAACAAAATGAAATAACTAAATTAAAATCTAAATCATTAAGTATAGATCAAAAGTTAGCTAGATTAGATAAAGAGGAAACTGACAATAAAAAGAAAAAGTTAGACGATATTAAAAAAATACAAGATGCTGAGTTTAGCGAGTTTGAAAAATTTTTAATGGATAAAGAAAAATTAGAAGATGCTTATTTTCAAAGCAAACTAGATAAAGAAACTCAAGAAGAAAATATAGTAAGAGACAAATATTTTAATTTAATCCAACAAGCAAAAAAATATGGAGAAGACACTACTGCGTTAGAAGAAGCAAGAGAAGCAGAGTTAGATGCAGTTAATGAAAAGTTTAAAAAAGAAAGAGATGAAAAAAGATTAGAAGACCAAGAAGCGTTAATAGAAAAACTTGCTATAGATAAAGAAAACGAAGAACTTAATTTTAAAGAACAAAGAGCTATAATTGATGAGAGAGAAAAAGTATTACTAGCAGATACAACTTTAAGCGAACAACAAAGAACGCAAGTAGCTAAAGGATTTGCTGACGCAAGAGTAAATATAACTAATTTAGAAAATGAACAAAAAGAACAAGCTATAGCTTCTTATGCAAATTCTCTTGGTAAAATTTCAGGACTTATAGGAGCTGAAACTCAAGCAGGAAAATTAGCTGCGAGTGCTGCAGCATTAATTGCAACTTATTTAAACGCTGCTAAGGCTAGAGAAAGTCAATTAGCAATAGCAACTCCAGACGCACCATTTAGAGCTGCAATAGCTATGGCTGCAGAAATTGCTGCAGGTTTAGCAAATGTAAAGGCTATTAACTCAGTGAAAGTTCCTAATGCTAGTGGAGGTTCTCCTGCAAACGCTTTAGTAGCTCCTCCTGCAGTTAATACTCCTGCTTTTAATGTCGTAGGTCAAAGCGATACTAACCAATTAACTGAAGCTATTACAGGACAAACACAAGAACCTGTAAGAGCTTTTGTAGTAAGTAACGATGTAACTACTGCTCAAAGTCTAGATCGTAATATTGTACAAGGAGCGACAATAGGTTAAATACAAAATAAATAATTAAAACGTTAAATAAGTATGAAGATAGTAGAATTGATTATAGACGAAGAAGACGAGTACGCAGGTATTGACGCAATCAGTATCGTAGAAAGTCCTGCTATAGAAGAAAACTTCGTAGCACTAAACGACCAAAAAGAAATAAAGCTCAAGTCAATAGACGATGACAAAAAAATCCTAATGGGTGCTTTATTAATTCCTAACAAAACTATTTATAGAAAAGAAGGAAAAGAAGAGTATTATATATACTTCTCTAAAGAGACAGTAAAAAAAGCAAGTGAGTTATTCCTACAAAAAGGAAAACAAAATAATGCTACACTAGAACATAAATTTGATATTGACGGACTCACTTTAGTAGAGTCCTGGATAGTAGAAGATAAAGAAAAAGACAAGACGGCACTATACGGAATGAATGTTCCAGTCGGTACTTGGATGGGTGCGGTAAAAGTAAATAACGATGAGATATGGCAAGACTTTGTAAAGAGTGGAGAGGTTAAAGGTTTTAGTATAGAAGGATTCTTTTTAGATAGAGAAGAAAGACCTAAAGAAAAAATTAAAGAAGAGTTTAATTCTGAAATTTCTGCAGGTGTTAAGTTATTAAAAATTAAAAAACTATTAATAAATGCCAGTAAGAAAAAGAACTAACAAAATGAACAGGCGAAGTCAAGCTATGCCTTATAGAGAACGTTGGAATCCTGCTAGTCCTTCTAGTAGTTCTAGAGCGTGTTACTGTAAAGACCAAAACACTTACTCTAGAGAGTGCTGCGATGGCTCATTATGGGCTCAAGGTATTGGAGTAATTACTCGTATAACCTGAAAATGCAAAATATTTTTTATAGTTGTTAAATAGGTATGAGTGAACTAAACAGGATTACAGAAAAATTGTTTAAGGACAATTTAAACTTCCCTCTAATTTTAAGACAAATAGATTCTAAGGTTAATCTAGAAGAGTACCCTTGGGACGAATGTATAGCAGAACAAACTAAAAGATACGGAGAAGAAGCAGCTCCTAAAATCTGCGGATACATAAAAGAAAAATATGGCAATTAGATTTAACCAAGTTATTTTAGACAAACTAAAAAAAAGAAGACAAGAAAGTCTTTCTAAAAAAGTAAATTTAAGTTTATTAGACGATTTTAGCTTTGGTCAATATAATGAGTTAGAAGAACAGGTTAGCGGTTTAAGCTATAATGTTAATGAGTGGTTTCCTGAAAAATTTGATCAATGGTTTGATATAGGAAGAGACATTTATGCAATATATTTTCAACGAGCAGAGCCCTTTCCTACTGAGGTAGATTTCAATACTGACGAAGCAGTTTTAGATAAAATTAAAGAAGCTGCAGATGAGTTAGGTATAGAAGTAACTCAAGTTTATCCTGAATATTTTGAACATAAAACATTAATTGAGGAAGGACGAGCTTTATTAGCTGAGTTTGCAAGTCAAGGAGAAGAATTTTTAAGAGAATCAAAATCAGTATAAATATGAACACAAAACAATTAATACTAAACAAACTAAAAAAGGCTAGAAAAGAAACTCTCTCTAAAAAAGTAGACCTTTCACTAGTAGACGATATTGATAGTAGCGAAGACTATTTTATGCAGTCTTATGATGAAGCTAGTTATGGAGCAGATTTTTTAAATGAGTGGATAGATAAAATTAACGACTTCAATTCTGAATTAAGTATAGCAGTAGATAATTATATACTTAATGGAGCTGCAAGAAATTTAGAAGAAGAAGCTGAAGTTATGAGAGAATACATATTAAAGCTAGAATCAACTGCAAATGATCTAGGAGTAAATCCAGACGAATTAATAAGAAATTATGCAGGTATAACTCAAGCATTAATGGATAGTGAAAATGTAAGAGAAAGATTCCAAAGTGCTTACGATGAATTATTATATGAAGCTAACGAAAGATTGATTCGAAAAATTTACACAATAATATGAACGCATTAAAAAACATACTAAATAAGTTATACTCTGAAGACAACGGTGTTTTCGCTATTTTAAAAGCAGAAAACAAATTAGAGTTAGCAGCTATAGATGAATTAGATACTGCAGTAAATGAAGCTGAACAAATTTCTGAAATAGCAGTATTAGGAGACGTGCTAGAAAAAGCAGATGAGTTAATAAATTTAAATAGTGAACTAGAAGTTAAAAAAGAAAACTTCTATACAGACTATCAAAGTTTAGACGCTGACTTCAGTGAGTTAAAAAACAAGATAGACGTATTAGAAGCAAGATTAAACGCATACGAAGAATTATCTAATGAGTTAGGTATAGACCCAAATAATTCAGAAACTTATAACTATGGAGATTTACTTCTTTTAGATATGCAAAATCAATACAGAGAATACGATTCTAATTTTAATAGAATAAATAGTGCTTTTGAAATAGCAGAATAATAATAAACATTAATAATTAAATAATAAATAATGAAAGCAAGTGAAATGTTAAAAAAGATCAACACACTCTTAGGAGTTAAAGTTGAGCTAGAAGAACTTATCTTGGATAACGGTACGAGAATCTTTGCTGACTCCTATGATAAAGGAGAAAGCGTTTTTATCGTAACTGACGAAGACGAGAGAGTTCCTCTACCTGCAGGAGAATATATGATCGAAGATGGTCGTATGTTAATTGTAAAAGAAGACGGTATGATAGACGAGTTAAAACTCGAAACTGTACCAGAAGCTGAAGAAGAAGGTTACAAGGACGGAATTAAAGATGAAAAGGAAGACATCAGAGAGGATATGGAAGAAGAAGTAATAGTTGAAGTGCCTGACGAAGTAGCTCCAGAAATGGGAGATATTATTGCTGCAGTAGTAGAAGTAGTAAGTCCTATTATTGAGGAAGTAAAAGAAGAAATAGAAGAATTAAAAAAGAAATATGGCGAAGTAGACAAGGTAAAAGAAAAAATGTCTAAACAAGCTTCAAGAAAGCCATTATCTTCTGCTCCTCCAAAAAAGAACGACACTTTCCTATATGGTCAAAATAGAGCAGAGACCACATTGGATAGAGTTTTACATAAAATAAGTCAAATCAAAAAATAATAATAAAAACAATGAGTACATTTATACACACAAGTAACGATGACGTAAGAGTACAAGTATCACAAAATACTATTTCTGCATCATTATCAATTCCTGCAGGAGACGCAGGAGTAGACCAAAACGTTGCAACTGACGCACTAGTTATTTCTCTACCTCAGATTCATTCTGAAAATTTAGGATTAACATATTTATTTAGAAATACAGGAGCAGACGGTAACAACATAATCACTTTAAGCCCTCACTCAACAGATGGTTTTCACGGAACTATCGCTAACGCTGCTGCAGATTCAGTAGCAAGTGGAGTAGTAGACAAAGATTGGGTAAACACAAAAGCAACTGCAAACAGTGGAGACTATGTAATAATCAGAGCCGTAGCTTTAACAAAGTGGTTTATTGTAGGCGGAGTAGGAATATGGGCTTCAGAAGCATAATAATTAATAAATAAATAAATAATAAAATGAAAAGAAATATACAATTAGGTACAACTACCTCGATTACTACAAGCTATAGCGGAGATTTTGCAAATCAATATATTGCGGCAAGTCTTCTTTCAGCGAGTACAATCAATGACGGAGGTATCACGGTTAAACCAAATATTAACTATAAAGAAGTATTGAAAAAAGTAGATACTGGTTCTTTAGTTTCAGACGCTTCTTGCGACTTTAATCCTAACTCTTCTATTACTCTTACTGAGAGAATTTTAGAGCCATCTAACTTACAGGTTAACTTACAAGTATGTAAGTCAGACTTTTTATCTGACTGGGAAGCTCAAAGTATGGGGTTCTCTGGATTTAAAAATCTTCCTCCAAATTTTAGTGATTTTATTTTAGCTCACGTTGCTGCTGAGATCGCTCAAAAAACAGAGCAAACTATCTGGAGAGGAACTGCAGGAGTTGCAGGAGAGTACGCAGGATTAGTTACATTATCTGCAGCAGACGCAGATATTCCTGCAGGACAAAAACTTGCTGCAGTAGGTGGTGGAGTTGACTCTGCTAATGTAATAGCTCAGATGGGACGCGTAATAGATGTTATTCCTTCAGCTTTATATGGTAAGGAAGACCTCTTCTTATACGTTTCTCAAAATGTAGCTAGAGCTTATGTAAGAGCTTTAGGTGGATTTGGAGCAGCAGGACTAGGAGCTAACGGTGTAAACGGAATGGGAACTATGTGGTGGAATAACGGTTCATTATCTTTTGACGGAGTTAAAGTATTCGTATCGCCTGGAATGAATGACAACACTATGTTTGCAGCTCAGAAGTCAAATATTTACTTTGGAACTTCTCTAGTAGGAAATATGAACGAAGTTAAGCTATTAGATATGGCTGATCTTGATGGCTCACAAAATGCAAGAATAATTTGTCGTTTTTCAGGTGCCGTAAATTACGGTATTCCTTCGGACATCGTAGTTTATTCTTAATAAATTAAATTAATCAAAAAATTGGGGTAGGAAGGGTTCAACCTACTTACCCTTTTTTTTATAAAATATATAAATATGAGTTGTACACTATTAGCAAAAGGTAGAAATTTACCTTGTATCAAATCAGTTGGAGGAATTAAGAGTATAATATTAGCAGACTTTGGAACTTTAGGAAACCTAGCGGTTACTGGAGCTGAAGTTACTGCTATTAGTACTACCCCTGCAGCCTATAAATACTTAGTAAAGCCTGGTTCTTCTGGAATGGAAGAAACGATAACGGCTTCTGCTGAAAACGGAACGGTCTATTACGACCAAAATGTAACTATACAATTACAAAAGTTAGACAAAGAAACTCAAGCTGAGTTGCAAGACGTAGCAAAAGGAAATCCTCACGTTTTTGTGCAGGACTTTAACGGAAATACCTTTTTAGTTGGTGCTTATAATGGAGCAGATGTATCTGCAGGAACTATAGGAACAGGAACTGCGTTAGCAGATTTTTCAGGATTTAATATGACATTTACGGCTCAAGAGGTGCTACCTGCATTCTTTTGTGCTAGTGCAGTAGTTAATGCTTTACAGTTAGGGACTGCGATAGACCCTGCATAAGATTTTTTTCTGTGTTTAGTTTGGATTAAGGGCTTTATAGCCCTTTTTCTTTATACTAAATATTTATTATGCAAAAAGTAGAATTATTACGTTATACTATTAAACAAGTAAATGATAGTTTTAACTACTGCGACTGCTAGTCAAACGTTTAACGTAATTCCTAGAGAGTATGTAACTGATGCTGAAATTTGTATTAGAGACGAAAGTACAAATGAAGTAATATGCGTTCTAACTACTGGTCAATTTTGGAATACAAATACTTTTCAATGGCAGTTAGCAAACTATGACTGGGAAGACGAAGCAGGTATTGTAATAACTAATGATTTAATGTATATTACAATGAACTTGAATTTAATAGAAGGTAGATTTTATGATATTAAAATTTCAAACACTAGCGGAACTGTTATATTTAGAGATAAAATATTCTGTACTGACCAAACTATAGACCAAGAAACAAATAATTATTATGATATGAACCAAGGATTATATATAGAAAACACTTCTGGAAATAATGATTATATAATATACTAATATGAAAGTTAATTTTTTACAATTAAGCACTTATACTACTCCTGAAGTCAAAGAAGTATCAAACCAAGAGTGGATTCAATACGGAGGAGACAATAACTACTTTCAATTTCTTATTGATAGATATAACGGATCTGCTACAAATAACGCTCTTATAAACGGAATTTCTCAAATGATAGTAGGTCGCTATTTAGACGCTACAGACTCAAATAGAAAACCTGCAGAGTATGCTCAAATGAAGTCTATGCTTTCTGAGGATATGCAAATGAAACTAGCAAGTGACTTAAAATTAATGGGTCAATGTGCTATGCAAGTTATATACAGTCAAGACAGAAGTAGAATAGCTCAAGTAGAGCACGTACCTATAGAAACTCTTAGAGCTGAAAAATGTAATGAAGAAGGAGAGATTCCTGCTTACTATTATTTTTATGACTGGGAAGAGTATCAACAAGGAGACGAACTAGAAAGAATACCAGTATTTGGAACGTCAAGAAACGAAATAGAAATACTATACATAAAACCTTA